ACACACGAAGAAAATAGCACGACCGGAAGTGACCTTGCACAGGTTGCCACGATTGTTAATGAAACGGTGCGTGTTACACAGCTGACAATTACCACAGTTGGTTTAACTTTGGCAGGTAGATACCGCTACATAGTGTACGGACAAAATTCTGCAGTTAATATCAATCCTACCAATGCCGCAGTTGTTGGCATTGTTGAGCGTGGATATGCTGTTTTAAATGACAATACAAGTTGGTTTGACGTGCCTGTCAATACCATTCCAAACGATATAATCTATGAACCATAACGAATCAAATATAGTTTCGCTGAAGCTTAGTGAATATGTAGCTAAGAGTGATGCAGAAAAGGTAGACCGCAAAGGTTGGGTAAATTACGGAGATCAAAACGACTTTCCGCAATACCTACGTGACTTATCGCACGAATCACCAGTGCATGGTTCACTCGTTGTGGCTATTGGTGACATGATAGCAGGCAAGGGCATTCAGTCGGAGCAATACCAAGCGGAATTAGATGCGCTGCACATCGATACTTTGACTTATGCGGCTGCGCATGACTTAAAATTATTTGGTGGTTTCTTCATCGAAGTGATTTGGAGCAATGACCGTACTGTCATATCAAAGCTGAACGCTATACCATTCGAAGAATGCCGGATTGCTATTAGTCAGGAAGACGAAAGCGAGATAGGAATTTTTCACAGCTACGATTGGTCAAACATTCGCAAAAAGAAAAACACACCTGAATTCATTCCTAAATACAACTACCTAACACGCGAACAAGAACCACGTCAAATCTATTGGTGCTTTACGTACACAGGTAGTGATTCATACCCACGACCTGATTACTGGAGTGCGATTAACTACATCGAATTAGATAAGCAGATTTCAATCTTCCATATCAACCAAATCTCAAACGGTCTTTTCCCTTCGACTATCATTAACTTCTACAATGGACAGGCAACACCTGAACAAAAGCAGCAAATGATGTTGGATTGGGAAAACAAAATGAGTGGTGCGCGTAACGCTGGCAAAGTGGTTATGTTCTTTAATGAACGTGATCAACCTAAGACCGAAATAACACCATTCCCTGTAAACGATGCCGATAAGCAATATCAGTTGATGAATGATACTGCGACGCAAAAGATTATCACAGCGCATCGTGTAACTACACCACTTCTTTTTGGTATTCGCGAGAACACAGGATTCGGTAGCAACAAAGATGAAATGGCTATTGGTTTGGAGATATTCAACAAGCAAGTGGTAGAACCATATCAGGCGAAAATCAACAACAGCATTGAAGAATTGTTGGGCAATCAGCTTCCGGGTGTAACCTTTGAGATTGTGCCTAACACACCTTTGGTTATTGAGCAGGTACAAACAGCAAAAGCTACTGAAACAGTAGTCGAAGCTTCTTCTACATCATTAAATACTGACCAAATCACTTCGATAGTTCAAACCGTTCTTTCTGCTGCGTTGCCTCACTTAGTGAGTGAAAAAAAAAAAAGTAGATGCTGCTGAAGAAAGCTATCAGCCAACTGATGAAATGGCTGCTGAAGCTGAACTCGGTTTAAAGTGGCGCGAAGAATACGGTCGCGGTGGTACTGAAGTAGGTGTGGCGCGTGCGCGTGACATTAGCAACAAACGCAATCTTTCATTTGATACTGTCAAAAGAATGTACAGCTACTTTTCAAGACATGAAGTAGATAAGCAAGCAAGCGGTTGGAATCAGGGCGAAGAAGGATTCCCTACCGCAGGTCGCATTGCATGGCAGCTTTGGGGTGGCGATGCTGGTCAAGGTTGGGCAGCACGAATTGTTGAGCGTGTAAGCAAAGAAGAACTGCAAGATGTACACGTAGCTGAAGCATTAATCGAATTAGGTGAAGATGCAACAGCTGATATGATTTTAATCGATGCTTACAATGCAGATGAAGAAATCGAACACGCGTTTGCGGTGCGCACAGGTGCGGCACGACCGGGTGCAAAGAGTGAGCAGGATGCTATTATCGATGGCAAATACTTTATTACGCGTTACGTTTATGCAGGTGACTTTAGGCATGATAATATGCGCCCATTCTGCCGCAAGATGCTTGAAGCAGGTAAGCTCTACCGCATGGAAGACATTGAAGCAATGGAATTCATCGATGTGAATCCTGGATGGGGGCCTAATGGCTCTGATTTCTACGACATTAAAAGGTGGAAGGGCGGAGGGAACTGCAAACATTTCTTCGAAAAAAGGGTGTTCGTTGATGCTAAAGGCGCGAAGATTAATCCTAATGATCCTGATGCACAGCGTATCGCAGTAGCAATGGCTGAACGCATGGGCTATAAAGTGCGCAATCCTAAATACGTTGCACAACTTCCTGAAGATATGCCACATCGCGGCTTCCTTCCTACAAATCCTATTTACGGCAATCAATAATTAAAACTATGGCTGAAGTATTACTTATATCCGAAAACTACGTCAAGAAGTACACAACTGTCAATGGCAGTTTAGATCCGAATCTTCTTTACCCATCAATCTATTTGGCGCAGGACAAATGGCTGCTTCCCTTTTTGGGAACTGACTTGTTGAATAAGATAAAAAATGATGTGGCAAACAATACGATTGCAGGTAACTACCAAATACTATTAGAAGATTACATCCAAAAGATGCTGCTTTGGTGGGTGATGGTAGACGTAACTCCGAATTTGTGCTATCGCATGGACAATGGCACGCTGGTACAACGTCAAAGTGAAGACACTGTGCCTGTTTCGGACTTGGTTATGAAGGATATGATAGACCGCGCACGTCAAAATGCCGAACACTACACTACTTTATTGGTCGATTACTTGTGTGCCAATAGCAGTTTGTTTCCCGAATACAGCACAGCGCAGTGGCCTGACCGCTCACCACGTACAGACGTAACTAACACGCTCAACTATCAGTTTTCATCGGGCAACACATCGACCAGCTAGCGCCCTACCTACTCACGCAATATCATTAACCGTATACCATGAGTGAAAAGAAGACACTGAAACAAGATTACACTGAACGCTTGCGCAAGTATGAGCGTGAGCTTTCACTAAAACTACGAAGCAATGGCAACAAAGAAGCAGACAAAACCAAAAAGTGAACAGTCAAGTATTACTTACAAGTTCATCCGGTACAATCTTCAGTTGTTCGATGGCTTGTGGTCGATACCGATTGCGTTTGCAATGTTCCTAATTGCAGGTGGATTGAGTAGCGAATACTTTGGTGATGCGCTTATATCTACCGAATACGTGCAATACATCGTGTTAGCTTCACTCATCATGGTGTTTGCTAACTTCATTACGTTTTTGGGAATTCGTTTCAATTTTAGGGCATTACAGCGCGAAGTCTATAGCAAAGAAATTAAGTATGAACTAAACACCTATCTAACCACATGGCAAAAGGTTGTCTTATACCTGCTCTTATATGCGTTCTACTTTGCTGCATTCCTGTTTATCTTACGCATGCTGATGATGGCTACTGCGTAAGAACTACGGCTGCATCATTTGTCGGTGTAAAAGAGAAGGGCGGTAACAATAAAGGTTTCAACGATGCTGCATTGCAGGTGTTGATGAAGCAGGAAGGTTGGTTGCCCGGTTATGCGTGGTGCAGTTTCTTTGTCATGGCTATGCTCAATGAGTGTGGCATACCTAATACCATCACAGGTTGGTCACCGACTGCATACAACAAGCGCGATGTGATATTTACGGATGGAAAGTTTGTGCAAGCATTCAACGACCGCGATGTGCTTGTCATGACTTTGAGTTATCCAAACTTTCGCAAACAACGTTTCAAAGGCATTGGTCACACTGGCATCGTGGACAGGGTAGGCAAGTATTCAGTGCGAACTATTGAAGGCAACACTAATGATCAGGGCATGCGTGATTCACGTTCACGCGATGGAGTATATTACAAGATTCGACCATTAACCAAAAACTTACACATCACACGATGGGGCAAAACGAACTAAGAAGGATTGTGCTGTACTTATCAGCAATCACAATCGCAGGTGTTATGATTATAACCGGATTCAAAACGTGCAATAAGCCCGTAACAAATCCTGCTATAAAAAGGTTACAGGATATCAATGATTCGCTCTATCAAATCATTGAAACCAATAACGCAAAAACGGACAGTCTATTCTTAAAAATTGATTCGCTACAGGTCGAACAAGATACCATTATCACAAAGCAACAAATCACAAATGAAATCTACCGCAATGAAACATATAACATTCTCTCTGCTTCTGCTACTGATAACGATGTCAAGTTTCGCTCAACCATCAAAAAATCGGACAGCTTACTCAAAGCAGGATTTTATACCCGAACTTACAACCTACGA